AATGACCAGGGGCTCGTGAGGGAGTCGAGGACCGTGGAACATGACGCATCAGCGGTTTTACGGATAGACTACGAGGATGATGCCTGGCAACCCGGCTCTGGCAGCGTTGACTGCCATCTCCGGGTTCTGAAGAACAGACATGGAAGAACCGGAAGCCTTGCTCTCACATTCGAGAGAAAGCACCAACGGTTCGTCGAGAGGACTTATGAATGAGCTGGCTTTATTCGCGGGCGCTGGTGGAGGAATTCTCGGAGGAAGGCTTCTCGGATGGAGAACCATCTGCGCAGTCGAACTCGACGCCTACGCCGCAAGCGTACTTGTGGCGCGACAAAACGACGGATGCCTGGAACCGTTTCCCGTCTGGGATGACATCACAACATTTGACGGCAAGCCATGGAGAGGCCGTGTTGACGTCGTTTCTGGAGGCTTTCCCTGCCAAGATGTCAGCAGCGCAGGAAAAGGCGCAGGACTCGATGGAGAGAAAAGCGGGCTCTGGGGCGAGATGGCGAGGGTCATTCGTGAAGTACGACCCCGACACGTCTTCGTGGAGAACTCACCAATGCTCACTAGCCGGGGACTTCACAGAGTTCTCGGAGACCTGGCCGAGATGGGGTTCAATGCACAATGGGGCGTGCTGGGAGCAGACGACGTTGGCGCCAATCATATCAGAAAAAGGATCTGGATTCTGGCAAACGCCAGTGGCCGACGACTCAGTCAACAGAGCGAAGGGCAAATGGAACAGCCGGGGAGACCCAAAACTCAGCGCCCAAGTGCTAATTCGGAAGAGGTGGCCGACTCCGACGGCGAGCGAAGCGGAAGGCGGGACTGCAAAAGACATAGAGGAGAAGGACGGGTCGTTCAGCCGAAGGAACGCGAAGGGGGTGAAGTGGGGCGTGAGGTTGGGGGACGCGGTAGCCCACGCCACGGCTGGTGGGACACTGAACCCGACGTGGGTCGCGTGGCTGATGGGGTGGCCTCTCGGGTGGACAGACTTAAATGTCTCGGCAATGGACAAGTACCAGCAGTGGCTGCAACTGCATTCAGACTACTTAGAGAGAGGGGGTCAGCATGACGCCGGAAGAATTCAACATAAGAGAAATCCAAAACGGGAACTTCACCCAAATCATGCTCGCAAGACTTGTCGAGTTCTGGCAAGGAACACACAGCCTTGAACCCGACGGGAAGTGCGGACCCAACACCCAACAAAGCATCATCGACTCCATCTTTGAAGACGATGGCGATATCGGACCACTCGCAGCCGCAGCACTCGATGTCGCACGCAGGGAAATCGGACACGGTGAAGAAGGCGGAAACAACTCAGGGCAATTCGTTGCCAGATACCACCGCATCGAAGATGATGGAGATGACGATGATGACGGCTCCTGGTGCGCCGCGTTCGTCTCGTACTGCTTCGAGGAAGGGGCAAAAACACTCGGCATCGAGATGCCGTTCAAAAGAAGCGGGGGCGCCAAGAAACTCTTCGGCAACATCGCAGTCAGCGGCAAAACAGTCGAAGATCCAAAACCCGGAGACGTCATCTGCTGGGACAGAGGCACACCAGGCTCCTGGCAAGGACATATCGGCATCGTTGAATCGTCAGCCGATGGCGTATTACACACAATCGAAGGAAACGTCGGAGCATACCCAGCGAAAGTTAAACGCCTAAGTTACGACCTCAATGAACTACTCCTAAGCCCAGATAGCCGATGGGAAGGCTTCGCTCGCTGCGCAGAGGGAGGCGCACTCGTCGAAGTTCACGCATACACAGAGGAATGAGGAAACCATGGATACAGATACAGAAAACGAAATCGTCACAGTCATCGACGGGGACTCAGATAGACCGCCAGGAGGCATGGTCTGGGGAAGCTTCTACGAGACAGTTGCATCAATCAAAGACTCACTCAAGGTAACACATGACATTGCCAACGGCCTCGAAGCGTCCATCACATTCACCGAAAGCATCAAGGCCCTACTCCTCATCTCAGAAGCTGAACTCAAAGTTACGTCAGAACTGGCGGGTGGCGAGTCTTACAGCGAGGCAAGCCCAAGCCTACAGGCTGCTGTTGCCCTGACAAGAGGGGCTCGGCACAACCTGCACACAGAATCAAACGACCTTGACGCCGTTAAGGGAATTGTAGACTTCCTGACAACGGCTTCTCAAATCATGGGGATGGACGATGAAGGCGACGGCTGCGATGTTCACCGGGCAATGTGCGGGCGGATTATCAGACATTGGGACGTCGCGGCTGAAAAGGAGACGGAACACTGAGAAAAGCTTCAAAGAAGGGAGGCTCTTCAAGCGTATAAGCCAACACCCACAACGCGATGGCTCGAAACCCTGCTACTTCTGCGACTCAGAAGACTATCAATACGACAAAAGAACAGACTTCTGCTGGGCTCCAGAGTGCATGACACTCCTCGTCCTGGGCCTGCGGGAGAAAATCCCCAAACTAAACGGGGTCTTACGCCAGATTGCAGAGCACCTGAACACAGACATCAAGTCCGCCGCCTACGAAGTCGCAATCACCACCCTCCTCTCCAAGACAAGAGAGATGCGGAAGAGAAAACACGTAGGCGCATTCTTCAAACCGAAGATTGTCTACTACAGAGCACTCAACGTCTTGGCCAAAATCGAGGCCCAGAAGAAAAGAGAGGGCGAAACCGTAAGCCTCGCCTACGAAATGATTGATGACATCATCGACGATGGGGGCCTGTTCACCGCAGCCTCCACGAGCCCACTGCTCAGACTCAAAGTCGTTAGGCTTATCCAGGAAATTGAAGAACAAGTCGGGCGCCCCTACGTCTACCTACTCCTGGGCTTGATAACGGCTGTTGACTTCCGTAAGCTAACAGGGTGTTCCCGTGCAAAATTTGTCGACGACATGAACGAGATAAAGGAGATTGCGGCAGCGCACTTCACTGCCGACTTTTATCGTGGATAAACTAGGTCTCAGCAAGTTCGTTTCACGCAAGTACCTGGCCTGGGCCGTCGGGACCGTTCTCTTCATCCTGAAGATGCTCACAGCCAAAGAATGGCTCATCCTTACCGCCGTGTTCGTCGGTGGACAGTCCGTCGTAGACGCCGCGAAAATGTTCAGGGGACGTAATGAGTAGCGACACCAAAACACTCTCTCAAGTCATCGCATCATTGCCAGGACCAGACCTCGATGATATTGGTATCAAAGAATTGGTGCTGAGACTCATCGTCGAAACGCCAATGGATTCCCCCGACGGAAAAAACGCATCACGAGCCAAAGTTAAGCTCGACGCACTCAGACTGCTCGCGGACATCAACAAGAACAACTCAGCGGCAGAAACACACCAAGACCTTCTCTCTATCCTGGCAGGCGAAGAATGACCGAGACAAACGAGGAACTCATCAACCACCGCCTGGGCGTCCTCGAAAGCGACGTCAAAGACCTGACGGCCAACATCTACGAACTCACCACCAGCGTCAAACTACTGGCGTCAGGGATGGTTCAGGTCAAATGGGTCGGACTCGCAGCCGCCGGCAGCGTCATCACCCACATGGTCAAAGCCCTCGTCACCGTAAGCTAGGTGCAATACTCAGACTCCGACCTTGAACAACTGCGGAGATGCAAGGACGACTTTGCCTACTTCTGCAAATTCGTCAAAATAATCAACAAGGGAGGAGCACTCGTTAAGTTCAGGCTTAACGCCTCCCAGCAAATGCTTCACGAGGCCCTCAAGAAGAATCGATGGCAGATTGTTCTAAAGGCCCGACAGACAGGGACATCGACCTTTGTTGCGGCTTACTACCTTCATAAAGCTCTTTTTAACCGAAATCATCGGGTCGCTATTGCGGCGCACACTCTCGAAGCTGTTCGCCAAATCTTCAACATATATCAAACGATTTATGACAATCTTCCGCCGCAACTAAGACTCGAATGCACAAACGAGAACGCAAACGAACTCCGGTTCAAACATGGCTCTCGAATAAAGGTCGGCACCCCAAACGGGTTCCGTGGGTCGACCTACCAAAGCATCCACGCCTCAGAAGCCGCGTTCTGGAAAAGCCCCGACGAAGATATCGCAGCCCTGTTACAGACCGCTGGCGAAAACCCGACAATCATCTTCGAGAGCACACCCAACGGCCTCAATCACTATCATAACCTCTGGACCACAGAGTCAGGCTACGACAAAGTCTTCATCTCCTGGCTCATCGAACCCAGCTACAACCAGACAGAAGAGCCGGCGCCCCCACCGTCAGACTCAGAGAAAGAGTTCCTCCACTCTCTCCCACCCCTGACAAAACGACAGAAGAACTGGGCGATACACACCCTCAGAACGAAGTGCGCCAACTCTACAGCCACGTTCAGACAGGAATATGCCGGTGACCCCGTATCCTGCTTCATCAGCAGCGGTGAGCGCGTTTTCGATTTAGCCTATCCCGGCGCCAAAGTAGCCCCAGGTCTCATCGAGTACGAAGATCCCAACGCCATGCAGCCATATCTCATGGGTGTCGATGCTGCCGAAGGTGGACCACAGGGCGATTACTCAGCCTTCGTTGTCATGACACGGGCCAAACCGCCCAAGATTGTAGCCACCTACTACCAAAAGGAACCCGTCCAAGACTTCGCGTGCCAGGTCCTCGCCACGGCAACCAAATACAACGCCATGGTAAACGTCGAAGCCGCATCCACAGGCTACGCCGTTATCGAACACCTCAAGAGATTCGGACACCCGCACCTCTATCGGCGCATGATTAAGGACAAAACCTCGTCAGAACTGACCGAGAAACTAGGGTTCAACACCAACACAAAGACACGCGCCCTCCTCATGGCTTCCCTTCATGAGCTTCTCCTGGGCCAAAAGATTACAGTCACAGACCAAAGATTACAGCACGAGTTAAACACGTTCGTGTATGTGAACGGGAAGCCCCGGCATGATACCGGGTGTCATGATGACATGATTTTCGCATTGGCCTTGGCCTACGTTTCGTATGAGCAGGCCGACTATATTTACCAAGCCACAAAACTGAAAAAACCCCTGTCTGTCGCAGAAGTTATCAAATGGGAGGCCGTTCACGGGAAGAGATACAACCCGGGCAAGAACGACGGCTATACATTCGAGAGCGTTCTGAGTATGATTGGGTGACATAATAAGACCATCTTTGGGCGGTCTAAAGCCCATCGTAGGGAAAGCAATGAGCAACCTGTTAGATGAAGGCGCTATTGACGACCTCGCCAGTCGTTTGTCAGATGCTGCGGAGGCAGAGCCAGAAGCCGAGCCAGAAGTAGCTGAAGAAGTAGAGGAAGAGTCACCGTCAGAAGACGATGTATCAGAAGAGGTAGAGGCCGCTTCTGAAGAGGGTTCATCACCTAGCGAGGAAGCCGAAGAAAAGACTGAGGCGACTGAGGACGGAGGCGACGATGAAAAGGGAGACGATGTTGATGGTCATGCTGTGCCTTACAAGAGGTTTCAGAAGGTCATCCAGGCCCGAAACTCTTTTAGAGAAGAGGGTGAGGCGCTTAGGGACCGGAATGCGGAGCTTATTGCTCAGCTCGAAGAATCCCGGCGTGCGAAAGCTCCCAAAGAGCCAGCAGAAGAAAGAGACTGGCTAGACGAGGCGCTGTCAGACGACGTACCAGACCAGTACGCCGAGCTGAACGAGCGGCTCAACAGGTTTGAGGTGGCGCAACAAAAAGCGTTGTTAGAACAAGAACTTAGCAGCGTTCTGGAGCAACACCCCAACGTACCGCGTGAACTGTTAATTCAGGCTGTGGTGCAGAACCCGACCGAGAACATCTCGACTGTAGCTGAGAGGTATTCCAGTTACATCGCAGAGGTTCAGGAGAAGGCGATTGCAGAGCACATGAAGACAGTTGAAGTCGCGGCGCCAGTCGCAAAGCCGGGGCCACCGCGCCCAAAGACATCGGGTGCTTCCAAAACAGTGGAGGCGCCTAAAACCCTCGATAGGGATAGCCGGTACAAAGCAGTACAAGCGGCTATCGCCAAGCTTAGCTAAGGAGCCTCAAACTCATGCCTCTGTCTACAACTGAAATTGGGCAACTGCTCAAAGAGTTCTTTCTGTCTCCAGTACAGGAACAACTCAATAGAGAAACAATCGCACTCGATCTTTTCGAGAAGGCCCGCGTCAACTGGGCTGGCCGAATCGCCATCATTCCCGTCCACATCGGAAACGGCGGCGGCGGCGTAACGTACAGCGACAACGGTACTGTCCCCCTAGCCACCACCCAGGACTTCGCCAAGCTGTCCGTCGAGGCTCGACGCCTCCTGGCCCGCTTCGAGGTAGACGGAATGGTCATGACTGCTGCTCGCAAGGGCAACACTGACCAGGTCATCAACTGGATGGAGGGTTCCATGGACCTCCTGACGGAAGATGTCCGCGACACCATGAACCAGGCGGTCTTCTCTGGTGGAACTGTCTGGGGTTACGCCACCCTCCCGCACGGTGCCCAGATTGCGGGCGCGGTTCTGCCCCTCGTTGCCTTCTTTGGCGACATTCAGAAGCTGGCGACCGAAGCTGCGGCGGGGTGTACGGCGAACATCATCGATGTCAATACGGGTGCCCGTATCGGCATCGCAGACGAAGTCACGATTACGGCGGTTGATACTGTCGCGTGTACATGCAGTTTCACCTTCAACGCTCTTGGCGCTGGTATTACCGCCCCTGAGTCAGACATGGTTCTGGCTGTCGAGGTTACCTCCAACGCCGCCGCTGGTGCTCTCATTAACCCCTACAGCGACCAGCCTGTGGGCATCTATGGTAACATTGGTTCCGAGGTAATGTTCGGTGTAACCCGCTTCGGCACAGAGCTTGTGTCGAGCGGGTTCAAGGCTGCCGCCGCAGGTGCCCGCGCAGCCCTGGACCTTGACGTCATCCAGACGGCCATTGACTCGGTGCTCAACAAGAGCGGCGAAGACATCGACACCATCTTCATGAACCCGTTGCAGCGACAGACCTACACGGCCCTGTTGACTGCGAACCTCCAGACTGTCACTGACCGTGCTGGTCGGGGCGATGGTGGTTTCACCGGACTCAGCTACGGTGGGGTGGAGATTCGTTCAAGTCGGGCATGTGGCCGTGGCGGCATGGTTCTCATGTCAATCAAGCACTGGAAGCTGTTGCAGCTTGACCAGGGCGGATTCGCTGATTTCGACGGTTCCGCGCTGTCTCGCGTTGCTAGTAGTGACGCAGCCGAGGGTTACTACAGGCATTATTACAACACTGCCTGTACTCGACCCAACGCCCAGGCGGTGATTGCTGGTCTCATTCTCTGACCGTGACCCCCATAGAGTGGCCCCTCCGGGGGCCTCTCTTACACGGAGGACCCATGTCATACGCGCCATACCTTGGCTTGATTGCGTTTCTAATGCTGCCCGCATTCGTCAACCAGTCTCTCCTGTTATGGCGCGTATGGCATGATTATCAGCAGGAAAAGGCGAACATCGGAGTCACGCCAATTGAGTCCGTTGCAGACTTGCTAGACCTTAACTGAGGTGGCCGAATGAAATATGGACGCAGAACAACGTCTATTGCCAGACAACAAGCCGCCAAAGAGTTAGCAGAGCAGAACGAGTCTAGTTGGACAGACTGGTTGCCACTTCTGGGGACTGTCGCTGGGGGCGCCCTGGCCATCCCAACGGGAGGGCTTAGCACCATTGCCGGTGCCGCAGCCCTTGGTGGTGGCATTGGCGGCTCGATAGATGCTCTGGCCGATGGGGACGTCGCCCGAATGGGGCGGGGCGCAGCGGGTCTGGCTGGCCTTGCCACAGACAAGAAGTCAGCAGAGATTATTAAGAGAGTTCTCGGGGGTTACTCGGATGGCGTTAGCTGGGACTATGACGACAGCGGTAATCTCATATGATGGAAATTAGAGACCTCGCAAGACTTGTCGCCGCCTCCAAGAAAGAGCGCGAACCCGTTGTCAGGACCTGGGACCTTATCTCCAGATACGTGGCTGGTAAGCAATCCCTGAGCTTTGACCGGAAGATTAACCAGTTCATCAGGCGCCAGCGCAGTGACAACCGCGTTGTCATCAACAGGCTTCTAGGCATTCAGCGCACCGTCGTTGCCAAGCTTCAGATTATCTACCCCTCAGTGGGCGTCCTCCCGGCCTCACCTTCGAGCGAAGACATCGCCAAGGCAGAGTTGAGCGAAGAGGCAATTCAGTACAACTTTCATAACGACAACATGAAAGACACCCTGAACGAGCACATCTTGAGCCTCGTTCAGTTCGGCACTGCGGCCCTCCATACCTACTACGATGCCGACCAGGACCGGGTTACGACGAAGAACGTCTCTCCATACGACCTCTTCGTCGAGGTTGGGGCCACCAGTCTTGAAGAGTCCCGCTTCGTCGCTGTTCGTAGCTTCGTACAGAAGGGGGTTCTCGAAGAGGCGT